GCAGGGGAAGATTTCCCCGAAAATTGTCTCCGAGTTCGACAAGGCGAGTAAGGGGCTGAAGCTGCCCGAGCGCGTTGTCCACAAGGCCAAGACCCCTCTCCCCGCCGTCCGGGGAGGATCCCCAGCCGACTATCCCTTTGCACGCGCATCGTCCCTGACCCGAAACTAAACCGTGGGTGAAGTAAGGAAAAACACCGTGCCGACCGAACTGACGGGCGACACGAAGAAGGATGTCATCCTCTCGGATCCCGAGATCCGTCAGCACACCGACCACGGCATCAACCACGCAGCCTGTTTCGTCATGGCGGCGAAGGGCATAAGCCTCAGGGAAATATCGAAGGCGTGGAACTGCTCCTACCTGAAGCTGTTGAGGCGGTGCTCCGACGAGGACTGGCCGGGGCTCATCCGCAAGTACGGTGAGATTTTCCAGAGGAAGATCCCGATCCCCGAGCAGTCCCCGGACGAGATTGCGAAGAAGCTCAAGAAGATCGAGGAGAACCGGGACCGCACGATCAGCGCAGCGACCGGGCTCATGCAGCAGATCCAGCACATCATTGACCAGATCTCAACGAAGCAGGAGCAGAACCCAGACGCCTTCATGGATCCGGAAACCATTTCAGACCTTGCCCGGTCCGTGAAGCTGCTGGGAGAGATTTCGATGGTGGCGCACGGGGACGAGTACGCTGTCAAGGGAGGGGTTGGCCAGCCGAGGCCGGGAAGCAATAACCTCGTACCCATGCTCCAGATCAACATCCCGGCCATCGTCGCCGCCCCGAGGCACCTCAAGCGCGTCAGGGAAACCGTCGAGAAGATCAACGAGAAGATCGAGCAGGGCTTGCCCGAGGAGGGCGATGGATCCGAGCAGTTGACTCTGGAGACTTCCGATGCCCGCAACCCTAACTAAACCCCTAGCCTCGCGCAGGGAAAACACCCCTAAGGATTGGTACAAGCCGGGAAAGTCCATCCGCGAGTTCCACAACTCCTCCGCGCTGATCCGGGTTCTGATCGGTGGGCGCGGGAGCGGAAAGACCACGGGGTGCGCGGTCGAGGCGATAAGGCACTGTTTAAACTTCGCGGGGGCAAAGGTGCTGTGCGTGAGGAAGACTCAGGTCAGCAATCAGGACACATCGGTAAAGACCTTCAATGACACCTACGACCGGTACGGCTACCGGATCGCCATTGACGAGGAGTTGAGCCTGTTCCGTAAGTGGAACGGCGGCTTGCGCGTCCGGATCCCGTCCGCTGCGGCGGTCGATGCCTACAACGAGTTCATGGCTTCCGGCCACCACACCCGGCAGCAGATCGTAAGCTGGATCGACAACGAGGGGGACCGGCTTTGCAGCTACATCGAGTTTCGCGGCCTGAAGGACGAGCAGAAGTCGGAGGGGCAGTTGCGCGGCTACGAGTGCTCGATGGGCATCTTGGTCGAGGCCGACCTGATGGAGGAGCGCGACGTTGACCTGATGGTGGGGTGTTTGAGGTGGAAGGACGCCTACGGGGACGAGATCCCCGACTACTGCATCATCCTCGACACCAATCCCCCGGACCCGGACCACTGGATCGCCGACCTTGAGAAGAAGCATTCCTCCTCCGACCGGTACGCTTTCTGGCACATCCCCACCCATGAGAACCGCCAGAACCTGCCCAAGGGCTACATCGAGAACCTAGAGTTGCAGTATGCCGACAAGCCCGCCCACTACAGGCGGTATCTGCTTGGGGAATACGCCGACCTTTTCGAGGGGAAGCCCGTCTATTTCGCCTACAAGACGGACAAGCACTGCGCCGTCGATCTTCCATTCCCGAAGGGTGCCTACCTTATTCGCGGCTGGGACTTTGGATCCACCCACGCCGTCACATTCAGCGCGTACTTCAAGCTGGATTTCGACCTTGGGGGCAGGCAGGTCCCGTTCGAATACTGGTGGGACCTGCACGAATATTACGACGAGCAGAGCGACGTTGAGCGTCAGTGCCGCGCAGTGATCGAGATAACCGAGGCCCAGTTCCCGTTCGTCGGAGACAGGAGCATTTGCAGCGGCGTCCTCGACTTCTGCGACCCGGCTGGCGCGGCGAGGAAGGATACGGGAGCCTCGATCCCGGTCCTCAATGCGAACGGATTCTTCCCTAAGTACCAGACATACGTCAGGTCCCTCCACACCACCATCGCCATAGGAAACCGGCTGATGGAGATGAAGGACCCGTCAGGACGCTACCAGTACCGCATCGACCGCCTTCACTGCCCGCGCCTGCACCGCGCCCTCGCCGGGGAATACCGATACCCGTTCAAGGGAGAGCCCGGATATTCCTCCGGGGAACCGGTCAAGGGACCGAGGGCGAACGGAGCAGACCACATCGCCGACGCATGGCGGTACGCCATCATCAACTGTATGCAGCTTGCCCGAAAAATGATGGACGAAGCCGCGAAGAATCTCTCCGGTCCCATCCGCACCAAGCCGCGCAGTTTAAACCGTAAGAAATCGTATTGAATTGACTCTGTGTTTTTTTGAGGTCATTTCGGTCCCAAAGGCCACACTTATTTCCCAAGATGAAAAAGACATCGCTAGAAATTTCCGACAAGGAAAAATACGGGGACATATCACCCACCGCTTCTTTCTCAGGAAAGAAACCCAGCGAGCAGAAATCTTGCCCAAGGATTGATTTGGTCGGCAAGCAGATCGCCGCGTTCGGCCTTGAGGACGCCAAGGTGGGTGACAAGTTCACCGCCACGATTCACGGCGTGGTCAAGGCGATGTCTGCCGGTGACCGCTATGACGCGGGAAATCCGGGCAAGTCCGAGATGACCCTTTCCTGCACCCACTGCACCGCCGAGGACGAGAGCAAGGGCGGCGCGGACGAGACTCCCGAGAGCGAGGAGACGCCCGAGGACGAGGAGAAGGAAACCCCGGATGAGGAGAATGCCGAGGAGGAGTCCGGGACCGAGGAGGAGCCCGAGGGCAAGGGTGCCAACGCCGACGAGGAAAGCTCCGCAGACGAGGAGAGCGAGGGCGAGAAGGAGGAGGCAGACACCGAGACGAATGCTTCCAACGACGAGGGGCAAGGCACCACCAAGACCAATTCCGGAGGAAAGAAGAAGAATACCGGTGTGGGCTTCAAGAAAAAGCCTGTTTCCCCCGAGGAAGCAAATCTCGACTAACAAGGCCGCTCTGCGGCCCGCTGTACGATGCCACTAAGCCTCACAGCGAGAATAGACGCCGACGAAGAATTTCGCAGGCGTATGTTTAAACTCTGCACGGACTATGTGCAGAACTCTCGCTTCCAACTGGACTTTTACACATCGGACTACGATGTGGCTCACGATATCCTGCAATGCTACAACATGATGACAACGCAGGACTATGTGAAGCTGGCGAAGGGCCATCCCCGCCGCTACGTCCTGCCGGTCACAACGACGCACATCCACACGATGACCTCGTTCCTGACCCAGACTTTGTTTGGCGACCAGTGTCCGCACAAGGTTGATCCGGGGACTCCGAAGGACGAGGGCGCATCGCGTGCGATGAACGAACTGCTCTGCTGGAACGCCGAGCAGCAGCAGGCCGGGATCTACCAGCTTGGATGGTTCTGGGTCGAGAACGCGCTGACCTACAACCGGGGAATCTTCTACGACTGCTACCAGTCGATCTACAAGGCGCAATGGAGCGAGGAGCCGATGGTTGACGAGGAGGGCCAGCCCGTCATCGACCCGGCAACCCAGCAGCCCAAGACCGAGCTTCGCAAGGTCCGCAAGCGGGTTGGGGGATACTGCCGCATGGAGGTGGTCAGCCCCTATGATTTCTACATCGACCAGAATATGCCGATGTACCGGATGCAGGAGGGCCGCTTCTGCGGCCACCGCATCAACGTCGCGTGGAACGACCTAGACCAGCGTTCCAAGCTGCCCGTCGATGACCCGCGCTACATTTCCCCTAGGGCGGTCAAGGAATTGAAGATGAAGCCAGCGAAGTCGCTGGGCTACCCGACACCCGGAACCATCACGGGCGGCACGGCGATGGAACTGGTCAGCCGCACCGCCTACGAGCGCACCCGCATCAACACCCCGCTCGATTCCCGCTACGACGCGAAGGATCCCGGCGTTGTCAGCATGGTGGAACTCTGGGTAAGGATCATTCCGAAGGACTACGACATCGATGACCGCACCGAGCCTGTGATGTACCAAGTGGTCATGGGCAACGAGCGCGAAGTCCTCGCCATGAATGAGTCCGTGTACGAGCACGATATGTTCCCGTACTCGGTCGGAGAGCCGAGGCCGTCACCCTTCTACCAATACACCCCGTCCTACATCATGCTCCTGAAGAACATTCAGGACTATGTGGACTACCTCAAGAACCGCCACATGGATGCGGTTACGAGGACCGTGGGCAACGTCTTCCTCGCCAAAAGCCACCTGATCGACATTCAGGATTTCGAGGACCCGGACAAGGAGGGGAAATTCATCTCCATCCTCCCCGAGGCGGGCAACCTTCCCATCAGCGAGATCATCCGTCAGGTCCCCATCGTGGACACCACGGCGAACTTCATCAACGAGATGCGGGAGTTCATTAACTTCGCCGAAAGCACCTCCGGGGCAACCCAGTCGATGCAGGGCGGTTTAAACCAGTCCGACGCCACCGCGACCGCATTCCAAGGCTCGCTCCACATGGCGCAGGGCCGGATGTCTGCCATCGCCCGACTCCTCTCCGTGCAGGGAATCGTCCCCCAGACCAAGCGCATCGTCGCCAACTTCCAGCAGTTCTACGACGGCGAGCTTATCCGGCGCATCGAGGGTCCCGACCTTCTCGAAATCGACGGCAGTCAGGAGGACACCATCACGATCACGCCGGATGTCATCCAAGGCGAGTTCGACTACCGACCGCACGACGGAACCCTGCCGGGTCCGGACGCACGCAGGGTCGCCGCACTCACCCGCGTCATCGAGTCGATGCCCACCTTCCCGCAGCTTTTCCAGCCCGGCAAGACCAACATCAACCCCAAGCGCGTCTTCATCGATATGTTCCGCATCGCCGGAATGAAGCCCGAGAGCTATACTTGGAGCGATCAGGAGATGGCAGAGGCCCAGCAGGCGATGCAGCAGGCCCAGCAGCAGCAGGCAGCTTCCATGCAGAAGCCGCCCGAACAGATCCGGCCCAGCATGAACGTCGCCGTCAAGTGGGAGCAGCTTACCCCGGAGGAGCGCGTTCAGATCATGGGAAAGATCGACGTTCACGAACCCCACCTCATGCAGCCCGGTATGCCGCCGGTCCCCATCGTCCCTCCCGGTCAGGTTCCCCCTCGCCCAATGCCCGGTATGCCAAGGGCTCCCAGCGCAACCCAGCGCAGGCCCGGCCCCCCCAATCAGGGCGGTCCCAGAAGCAGGCCGATGATCCCCATCATCAAGCCAGCCGCACCTCCAGAAGCACGGCCAGTTTAGTATTGACGCAAGCGGACTTTGCTCAAAAGTTTCCCGCGTGTCAATTTTGGTCAAGACCGCAACCGAGGCTACCGGAATGTCCGACTCGCAGATCCGAGAGATCTGCCGCGTGATGCCCGACAGCCCGCTCAAGAAGTACATCGAGTACCAGCTTGAGAAAACCGTCCTCGACCGAAGGATGAATTTCGATCCGAAAACCCAAGCCGACTTCGATTTCAATCGAGGCGTCATCGAGGGTTTAAACATAGCCAAGGGCATTTTGAACCGGAAACCTTAACTCATGCCAACCATGCCGCCATCCGCTGCCGCAACTCCTCCCGCAGATTCTGGAAGACTCCCCGGAGTCTCCGTCTCAGACGCCTTCGGCCTTCCTAAGGACTGGAGCCTAGCCGAATCCCTGCGCGGCGTGGCCGGTGACAAGGAGTCCATCGCCCCCGAGCCCGAAAAGGCTCCCGGCACCCCCGATCCGGACAAGATGGAGACGCAGCACGCGGAGGAAACGCCTCCCGACGAGGGCAAGGCAAGCACTCCCCCCGCCGACGAAAAGCCCCCGGTTGAGCCCGAAAAGAAGGCTCCCGCAGACAAAAAGCCCGAGGCTCCCGCCGCAAAGCCCGCCGCCAAGGCTCCCAAGCAGCCCGCGAAGCCCGCCGCCAAGAAGGAGCCGGAAGCCCCCTCCAAGATCAAGGTTGGCGACAAGGAGTACACCGCCGAGGAACTTCAGAAGCTCCTCACCGAGAAGGAAGCCAAGGCTACCACCAAGGAGGAAATCGACTCCGCCGCCGCCGCTGCCGCCGCTGCCGCCGCAGCAGCAAAGCCTTCCGACAAGACTCCGGAGCAGCAGGCCGCTGCCGCCTCCGAGCTTGCCAAGAAGGAATCCGACTGGATCGAGGATGCCTCAAAGAAACTCAAGCCCACGCCCATCGATGACGAGACGATGGACAAGATCCTCACCGGGGGACCCGAGGGCATCAAGGCTTTCGAGGAGGTTCGCCGCAAGGACATGGCCCGCGCACTGATCGAAGTTCGCAAGGACATCGTGAACCAGTTCAAGCCCATGATCGAAGCCGTGGACCGTTTAAACTCAGTCCACATTCAGGCCGAGGAGCAGCGCATCGAGGGGGAACTCATTGCGGAATATCCCTACATCGAGCCCCACATGGATCTCGTCCGAGAATACGCGAACGCTCTCATCAAGCAGAACCCCGAGGCCGTAGCCAAGATGTCGCAGGCTGAGTTCAACAAGATGACCGTTGATCTCACCGTGAACCACATCCGAAAATACGACAAGGGATTCGGTCAGGCCGCTCCCGCCGCGCCAGCTTCCGCAAAGGCACAGCCAGCAGCACCCGCTGCCAGACCCGCTGCCGCGCCTGCACGGCGCACCCCGCAGCCCCCGGCGGGAAATGTTCCCGCTCCCACGGGGCAGGGAGGTGGCAAGGATCGCGGATTCCAGAAGTCGGCCATCGAATCGCTGATGTAGTTATTGTAGGGATACGTTTTTCTGAATCGTTTCATTCGGAAATAGGCGTTATCTCGGAGCGTCGGTACGATCTATTGTAGGCTAAAAGGCCGCAATAGTTTACATCCCAAACTTTCCGTAAGGACGAAAGTTGTTGACATAAGGACTATATTCCTGTTTGGGTCCTGCATCGTAGCACAGTTTAAACCCAAACAGGAGTTCCAATCATGTCTTTAATTTCTGGCCTACTGTCCGTTCAGAACGCGGACCCGGATGATCTCACTGGCGAGTGGCAGCAGCACGTAACTGTCCGTCATGCCAAGGGGATCGGAAGCGGTGCCGTCCTCTTCGCGTTGATGACGATGTTGAGGAAAGAAAACGCGGAGGCGACGGAGTTCCACTGGTTTGAGCGGAATCCGGTTCGCAACGACTATTACTCCGACGCGGGGTATAACGCGAGCGTGACCACCCTTGGGTGGAACGACGGCGGGACCCCGGCGAATGCGGTTTGGCCGGGACTGGCCCTGAACACGGTGCTGGAGAACTCGCGGACGGGAGAGTTCGTGCGGGTGACCGCCGACGCGACGAGTTCGGCGGTTAGCGTGGAGCGCGGCCATGCGGGAACGACGGCGGCAGCGGTGCTGATCGGCGACCTGTGGACGCGGATCGCGGTGACGGCGGAGGAGGGATCGGCCCCCACGACCTCGATCTACGAGACCCCGGACGAGTTGGTGAACTACGTCGAGACGTTCAACGCCTCGGTATTCCTGACCAACGCCTACAAGGGGACGGTCCTGAGGACGGACATGGCGGGTCCGCTGCGGGAACGCCGGATCTACGCGCTGGAAAAGGTTTCCGGCGACATCGAGAAGAGCTTCCTGCTCGGGCGGCGCAACCGCCTGATCGGCGCGACGAACGGCGCGTACATCTACTCGACGGGCGGCATCCGTGATGCCCTCGTCAAGGGTGGGTACACCAGCAACATCCTGAACGGCCTCGGTGCCGCCGGATGCCCGCTGTCCACGTTCCTCGCGTGGCTCCAGTCTTTCATGGTGTTCGGAAGCCCGTCGAAGCTGGCCTTCTGCGGCCCGAATGCCTTTGCGGCGGTCAGCAACTACGCGAACAGCGCGGCGAGCGGCTTCCGCATCATGAACAACGAGACGGTGTTCGGGATGAACATCACGACCATCGTCACGCCGTTCGGGATTCTGGAACTGACGTTCCACCCGCTCCTACAGGAGTCCACCGCCTACCAGTCCTCGATGTTCGTGGTCGATCTGCCGAACGTCGTGATGAAGGTGATGGAGCCCCTGTTCTTGGAGCCGAACGTCCAGACTCCCGGACAGGACGCCTACAAGGAGCAGTTCCGGGCCAAGTACGGCCTGAAGCTGAAGTTCGCGCAAGCCTTCGGGTACGCGAACAGCCTCCAGAAGATCATCGCTGGCTGAGTTTAGGATTGACGTAACGATCAAGAGCCGAAGCATTCGGGAATGATCGAAACGTCACGCCAAGTACGAAGCCCTGAAGAAATCTTGAACACACCCCGCGACACGCCAACTGGTGTCGCGGGCACAAAGGAGGGGACGAAAAAGACACCTGTGGAACCCGAGCCGATCATCGAGCGTCCGCTATCCGCGACGGTCAAGATCGACAGGGAAACCTTCAAGGCCATCCGATTCGTCAAGAACACCAACCCAAGGGAGCGAATAACCTTCGAAGACGGCACGAAGTTCGTCTTTCCCGGCCAAAGCTACCTGTGCCAAGATTTTGAGATCGCAACCCAGATTCTGAAAGTAGCAGACCGCTACAGCATCGTCATCCAATAACGTCCACACCACCATGAAGAAGTCCTATTCCGAAGCCTCCAAGCCCGGCAGCACCAAGGGTCCGAGCGGCGGCAAGGTTCATTCGCCCAGCAACACCCCGGAGGAGCAGATCGCCACCATCGGCGGGATGCCTCCCACGAAGAAGATCGACCAGATCGACAAGGAAAACACCCCCAAGTCCGCGCCGGGAGCCGTCCACGGCATCTGACGCGCAGGTTCTACGTCGCGGTCAGGTTGGTGTGCGCGGTCCTTGGGCGGCGGCTCCCGGTGCGGGACCGCCGCCTTTTTCGTTTCGTTTAAACTAACATGGCAATTCCCCAAAGTTTCAACGACGTAATCGCCATCCTGAATACGAGTGTAAACAGGCCGGATATTGCGCCGAGCTACGCGGATTTCATCAATCGGGCGGTTCGTGACACGGCGGCGGCGCATTCATTTGAGCAGATGAAGGCGACGGCGACGGTGACGTTGCCAGCCGGTGCGGGAACGATTGCCCTTCCGCTGAACTGGAAGGAGCCGCAGAACGGGAGGTTCTGGTCGTTTGCAAAGATCGGAAGCGGGACGCAGGCACCCTGCCCGGTCTACAGCAGGAGCGAAATAGAGCGTCTGGCGGCTTCGTTCCTTCCAAGCCCATACTTGGTAT